TTCTTTTGACACCACTGAGCCACGATACCCATCCAGTACGGATTTGGTGTCCTTTGAGCCAATGTAAAATGGTGGAAGTTTCGAACCGCGATAAACGGTCAAATAGGTACAATAAATATTCATGCTGGATCTCCTATACAGTTCTAGAGTAGGTGGATGCTCTAACATCGCGACCTACACCTATTTATACATTATGGAGTTTTGAGATGGCGGATCTTTTCAAAGAAGTTATTCCTGCAATATTGCAGACTAAAGAACCATTTATGCTAACAGAGCAAGACGAGAAATCGTATTCTGCATTTATGGTGAATCGAGCACTTTCGTATCACAGAGATACAGTATTGTGGGCGAATGAAATGAATCAACACCCAAATTTAGATAAAAAACTACAAGCAGACTTTTTACTAAATACGATTAGAGCCCAAAAGCGTCCATACAGTAAATGGCACAAAAAGGCTCAAAGCAGTGATTTGAATGTCGTAAAAGAATATTATGGCTACTCCGATGCGAAAGCAGAAGAAGCATTAAAGATTCTGTCCGACGACCAAATCACCGCTATGAAAAAACAATTATATAAGGGTGATTGACCATGGTCGAAAAATTAGTAGAAGTCACATTAGAAAAGCAAGACGACTTCCTCAAGGTCCGCGAAACTCTAACGCGCATCGGTGTCGCTGCAAAGAACGACAACATTCTTTACCAGTCTTGCCATATCCTCCATAAACAAGGAAAGTATTACATCGTCCACTTCAAGGAACTCTTTGAATTAGACGGTAAGCCATCCAACATGTCAGACAATGATGTTCAGCGTCGTAATACGATTGCGAATCTAATGGCTGAATGGGGTTTAGTGAAACTTGTTAATGCAGATAAGACAAAGGATAACGTCGCACCATTAAGCCAGATCAAGATTCTTCCATTCAAAGAGAAGAATGAGTGGCAATTGGTTTCCAAATATACAATCGGGAAGAAAAAGAAGGAAGGTTAATTTATGCTAACTGTGAATGTGTATCGACTTCGTGATGATCTTGAACTTCCAACATACGGCACGACTCTCGCAAATTGTTTTGATTTGTCATTTCAGCCAACTGACACACATGTCACTGGTTACGACAAGTACAACAATCCAATCAGTCAATTAATCAATAACTTCAAGGAGATCTCGATCTATCCTGGTGATAGATTGCTTATTCCTACTGGATTAATCTTTAAGATCGAAAAACGATTTACAATAGAAAATTTTGCGGATATCTATAGCGCATCATCACCATCACTTCAAAACTATAGCATCCGTCTTCATCCGCGTTCAGGTTTGTCGCTGAAGCGTGGTTTGGTGTTAGCAAACTCTGAAGGCATCGTTGATGTTGACTATCAACAGCAAGTGTTTGTTCTTCTAACAAACATCTCTTCTATTGGTCAGACTATTAAGGCTGGCGAGCGAATCGCACAGGCTGAAGTTACTTGCAATGAACAAGTTGAATTTGTTGTTCTTGCAAATGCACCAGAAAAACATTCAGAGCGTAATGGTGGATTTGGTTCAACTGGTATATAAATTATGATTCGTGATGAATTGTCATGGGATGAGTTGTTCATCCTTCAGGCTGCTTTGATCTCACAAAAAAGCAAAGACCCATCAACCAAAGTCGGCTGTGTGATTGTCAATGATGACAATGTTATACTCAGCACAGGCTTCAATGGTTTCCCGAGAGGCATTGAAGAAGATTGGGCTGATCGTTGGAAGCGCCCAGAAAAATATCACTGGGTTGAACATGCTGAACGCAATGCAATCTTCAACGCCGCACGTGTTGGTGTTTCACTCAACAACTCTCGTGCTTATCTAAACTTTGAACCGAAGCCATGCGCCGAATGCACACGCGCATTGATTCAAGCAGGTATCAAGGAAGTCATCGGTCCGAATCGACCATTCACAGGTAAGGGTGCTGGCAAGCATTACTCGATCGATCACGCCGAAGTAATGTTGCGCGAGGCAGGAGTCCGTGTGCGCCGATTTGACCTTCCCCCCGAGTTATTACCGCCTCTATAATAGGACCGCTGCAATAGGATTGCAGGAGGTCTGGTGAGACTTGCGCAAGTCATTGATTCTATTAGAGTTTTTTTCCTTTACAATTTTAGGGAAATAAGCGATAATATATGTATGAAATGTGAAAACACTGTGAAGATTGGTGACGTCGTCAAGAGTCTTGACTTCGTTGGTATCAACGACTGCTTTTATGTCGGTCTCGTGACCGAAATCCTCAACGACGGTCGATTCCGCGCCAAGGCAATCAAGCGTGTGTGGAAGGGCGAGGCTGATAAGCGTCCTCTTGCTGACGAGTTCTTCGCTCCGCTTCCTGGTCATGATTTCTTCGACGACATGGCTGAATGGAAGAATGCTGCTCCTCGCATCCAGGTGGTTGCCTAGTAAGAACATATGAAAATGACTAAAATTGTATACAATGCTTGTTATGGTGGGTTTGGTCTGTCGAATAGGGCTGTGAGGCGTTATTGTGAGATCAAAGGTATCGCTGAAGAAACTATCTATCACCGAGATATCGAACGAACTGACCCTGTGTTGGTGCAGGTCGTGGAGGAACTCGGGGATAAGGCTAACGGTGATTGTGCGGAGTTGCGTATTGCAGAATTGTCTGCTGGCACTCTATATCGCATCGATGAGTATGATGGAGTAGAGCAAGTGTGTACGCAGGATGATTATGCATGGAGTGTAGCGTAAAAATGAACTACGACCAATGGGATTTAGCAGGGCTCCATATTCGCGGTCAGTACCTTGACTTTGACGTTAGCGGTATTGTTGAATCAAGTCGTGTTGCGTATGGTGGTAATGTCAAACATACTATTGTGCTTGATAAGCCACTAAATGTCTACGGTGCTATTAGAGACCGTGTGATTGTTAACCATGAATTTGTTGATGAGGTTTTCAGCAATGTCTGATATCAATAAAGAAGATGTGTTTATGTTTCTGGATGATCTTCGCGAGTCTGGTGCAACCAATATGTTTGGCGCTGCCCCATACATTGAGGAAGCGTTTGACGTTAACCGTAAGGATGCGCGTGCACTTCTCCTAGAGTGGATGTCAACATATAGTGATCGCCACGCTTAATTAACATGCAGATTCCGTCTATAGGTTCTCTCGTTAAGGTTACTACTCGGTATCCGAGTAATGTTGCCGGTCGAGAATGGGATGACAGGACTCATACTGGCAGAGTCGTACCAATTCCGTTATATTGGAAGGATGAGGTCGGTAATACCTTCGCTGTAGAAACTGGCCGCTCCTATCATCCCATCTCCCTTATCTATACTCAGAGGGTCATTGACCTTCAGATTCTAGAAGGGCAGGCTCTGAACAAGACTGAGTTTAGCAAATTGCTAACTATTAAATGCACTGTTGCCGGCAGTAAGGGTAACGTGTATAATGTCATGTCCAAGGGTGGGAAGTGGTCCTGCACTTGTACAGGTTTCGAATTCCGTAATCAGTGTAAACACATAGCACAGGTAAAAAGTAAGATTTATGGCAAAGCAGCGTAACGATTCTCTTGCTCGAGCACTCGGCCAAGAACCGACGTTTACTGAACCTACCAAGTTGAACCTCATCGAGGCTCTTAACTGGTACAACTACAACAGCGATGATGGCAACTATAAGATTTGGTTGCGGCAGTTCCTCGCCCAGCAGAAGTCATTCTCTAAGAGTGACATTGCCAAGGCTACGAGTGGTGATGTTCCTCGTGCCATTGCCGCGCTTGCCCGAATGGAATCTCGTGGTGTGGCAACTGGTGAGCAGGCTCGTGTTATTGCGTTCGCAATGAAGGCAATTGAATCCTCTACCTATGTGGAAGAGGAAGATGTTGTACCGACTAATGTCATTTCAATTCGCGACCGTCTGAAGGAGTCTTGTACTCCGTATGTTGCTTGGATTGACCAGCAGATCGATAACTTCATTGCTGGCAAGTCATACGATGATAACATATATGACTATTTGAATGGTCAAGGCTGTAAGGCTGGCCATGCTCGCATGATTCGAGAAGCGTTTGAGTTCAACTTTAACGAGATGGCTCTCCTCAAGGATGGCGACCCTGCTGTTGTCGAATGTTATGAGGCCTATGGCAAGAAGGCTATCAAGGTCCTTGTTGCATTCTACGAGAAGTTGGAATCTGATCTTGCTCAGCTTGAGCAGACTAAGAAGGCTGCTCGTGTCCGTAAGGTCCGTAAGCCAAACGTCGAGAAGATGTTGTCGAAGGTCAGGTACCTGAAGGAGTCTACCGAGTTTAAGGTTGGTTCAATCCACCCCCAGAAGGTTCTTGGCTCTGAGCAACTTTGGATCTTCAACACTAAGACTCGTCAGCTTGGCCGCTATGTTGGTAGCAACATCCAGTTTAAGCGTTCGAGCCTTCTTAACATTGAGCTTGAGCAAAGCGTATCCAAGAAGCTTCGAAAGCCTGAGGAGTTCCTCAAGGTTGTAATGAATGCCTCTAAGTCTCAACTCAACAAACAGTTCGATGCTATCAAGGCTGTTGCCAAGCCGATGAATGGCCGACTGAATGAGTTCACTGTCCTCTTGAGGGTTTGGTAATGAAGCGCTTCCTAATTGCTCTTATCATCATTGCTCTCGCTCCTTGGTTTATTGGTTTCTTTATAGGATTTGCACATGGCTTCTAATACCTTTTCTGTATTTGTTCGGAACGCTGATGGTGGTATCATTGAGTTCTTTGACCTCAATAAGACAGATGCCCTAAAGCTGGTCAAGGAGATGAAGGATGATGGGTTTACGGAGCTTGATATGGTTCCAACATTCAACACTCCTTACTTTACAGACAATGTCTTAGCAAAGGAAGAGGAAGATGGAATCCTCGAATAACGACAATGTCGTTAGCCTAGCTGAGTTCCGTCAGAAGAAGATGGAACCAAAGATGAAAAGGACAAGGCATCTCGAAAGCTTTGTTGAGGCTTACCATGAGGCTGGTCCTGAAGCAACTGATGTGTTCAATAAGACAATGATGTTGCTCAGAGCATATGGTTTTGAGACAGAAGACTTTGACAGAAAGGATGTCTTGCTGTTGAGGGAAGCAATCTTTTCCATTATACTACGGTATAGGGAAGAACATCATCCTCTACATTCGTTTGTAGATGAATTTGATAAATACTTTAACAGACTTGAATTTTTTCTGGATAGTGAATGGGTCAAAGCAGATTTCGAAAGTTTCGATGATGAGCTAGACCCTAATGAAGAAGAACCTACATGATAATCGTTGACTTAAACCAAGTAATGATTTCCAACCTGATGATGCAGCTTGGGAACCATACTGATGCCAAAATAGAAGAGGGCCTTGTTCGACACATGGTCTTAAATGCCATTCGTTCATACAAACAAAAGTTTGGTGAAGAGTATGGTGAGATCGTTATTGCATGTGACGATAAGAACTATTGGCGTAGAAAGATCTACCCATACTACAAAGCCAACCGAAAGAAGGCTAGAGAGGAATCTGATATTGATTGGACCTCGATCTTCGAGTGCTTCAATAAGATTCGGGAAGAGCTGAAGGAGTACTTTCCATATCGAGTCCTAAAGATCGAGACGGCAGAAGCAGATGATATTATCTCAGCCCTTGTTCACCACAATGGTTCATTGCTAATGACAGGCAGTGCAGAAAAGATTCTTATCCTCTCTGGGGATAAGGACTTCATCCAGCTTCAGAAGTTTGTCAACGTCACTCAGTACGATCCGGTCCGTAAGAAGTTTATCTCTCATAAGAATCCTGAGTTATATCTCAAGGAACATATTATGAGGGGTGACACTGGTGATGGTATTCCTAACTTCCTATCAGGTGATGATTGTTTCATCTCTGGTACTAGACAGAAGCCAGTTCGCCAGAAGAGTCTTGACCAGTGGGTCAAGCATTCTAATCCAGAAGACTTTTGTGACCAAAACATGCTCCGTGGCTATAAGAGAAACGAGGCACTAGTAGACCTATCGAAGATTCCAAGTGAGGTCTATAAGAATATTCTTGCTCAATATAATGAGCAGGAAGGTAAGAAGAAAGCAGACCTACTTAATTACTTTATCAAATTCAAGTTGAAAAACTTAATGGAACATATTGGAGAATTCTAATGAACAGTAACGTATGTGATGTGTTTGAAGTTGCTTGCCGCTATAAGACAAAGCAGGAAAGAGCTGATGTCCTAAAGGCAAATGATTCGTTTGCTATGAAGAGTGTTCTTCAGCTAGCCTTTCATCCTAATGTAGCAGCAGCTTTGCCAGAAGGAGCACCTCCTTATAAGCCAGTGCCTGAGAACCAGTACGATTACCATCGTGGTTACCTCCATGCTGAATCACGTAAGATGGGTTACCTAGTTGACCAGCCAGGTCAGAACCTCAACAAGATTAAGCGTGAGAATATATTCATTACTATTCTAGAATCCCTTCCTGGTCCTGAAGCATTGATGTTGATTGCTGCCAAGGACAAGAAACTACATAAGCTGTATAAGGGAATCACAGCTGATGTTGCTAAGTTAGCATTCCCTGATATCCTACCGGATGATGTTAAGTAAGAGGTTTATAGTTCCATGACGATCAAGAAGTATTCTCGTAACCAGCGCTTTGAGGATTATGAGGACCGCCCATCTAAACCAAAGCAGAAGGACCGTAGTGAGAAGCATATTCGTAATGCTTTAAGAGGCCACGATCTTGACACGCTAAAGAGACTTTCAAGTGAAGACATGGAAGAAGACTTGTTTGATGATTACGACTTAGACTATAGGCGCTAATAATGATAGAACAATATGCAATCCACATTCTCTGGTTTTTTATGAGTTGTGTATTTGGTACCTGGATGTATTTCCAAGGTGCAACCAAGGGCACACTCGCCGGGGTCAGTGCAGCCGTAATTTTTATGACAGTGAATGGTAAAAAAAAGGAAGCAGAAAAATTTATTGAATTTGTCAATAATCTTACAGGCAAAGATTTCAAGATAGATAAATAAACATATGCCTACATACACATTTGAAAACACCCTTACGGGTGAGGTCCATGAGGAGTTCATGTCAATCTCCGCACGAGAAGAGTACCTCGTTGCCAATCCTCATTTGAAGACCATTATCACACAGGCTCCGCCCATCGGAGATCCAATACGCCTCGGTCTTAAAAAGCCAGATGCTGGGTTCCGTGACGTCCTTAAAAATATAAAATCCCATCATAAGAGGTCCAACGTCAACACATGGTAACAAAGGGTAGTACTCAATGCCAAACAAAGCTAAGAAGAAACTTCGACTAGCAGTTAACGGTAACCAACATCAGCAAGGAGTCAAGCTACATCAGATATATCCAATAACAAAAGCGCAACAGAAAGTATTTGAATCATTCT